CCTTTTCTGTTTAATCCACCAGCTTCTGATTTGCCTTCTTTTCTTTGCCACGCTGGAGTTTTTCCACCACGTGCCATGTACGCTCTACCTAGTCCTCTTAAAGCTACTCCTGGCATTATTTTTTTGCTGTTTTAGCTGATTGTTTTAATGCTTTATCGGTTACAGTGCCTTTACCTGGTCTGCTAGTGCCTCTTTTTTTAGCTCTGTTCATGTAGTAGTAAAGACCTTTCTTGACTCTTCGTCCATCTTTAGTTGTGTGGTATGCGTCACCACCTTTACCAAATTGTTTTCTCATCATTCCACCTCCCATTGCTTTTTTTCTGCTACCCATTTTAGCTCCAGCAATTCTATCTGCTTGAGTTGGGTTTGGATTTTTGTCTATGCCAGCTTTTACACTTAACATTCCAAACTTAGATTTTTTCTTTTCTACTGTTTTTCCTTTTTTATAAAATTGTCTCATTAATCTCCTCTTGCTATTCCTTTTTTAATTTTATATTTTTCTTTATCTCCAGGCGCTAAAGCATGATAACTTTTTTTATCTCTAAATTGAAATGCTGTCCCAGTCTCTCTCATTCCTTTTCTAATTTTTTGTCCTTCTTTCATCAGTTTTCTACCTTTTTTAACTTTTTGTTGCCCTTCATCTAATTTTTTAATTCTTTTTGAATATTCATCACCTCTGGTTTTTTTCAAACTTTCTTTAACAGATAATTTTGTTGGTTTAACAAATTTAATAGTTGGTGAAACTTTTTTGCTTCTTGGTAATGCTTTAACAGCTTTATCAACTACATATTTTCCTAAATTAAAAAATTTTGACATTATTTTTTTCCTCCGTTATTTCTAAAAATCTGTGTTCCCTTTATACCAAAAATTGACGCACATACAAGTATCCATAAATTAGTAAACCATGATGGAAGCGCTTGGAAATGGTCAAAGAACATTTTTATCTTTTCCATAGCCGCCGGATCGTCCGACCAGACCCCATATGCGAGCACCAAAATGGGCAACGTAAGAATCGCTAAAACGACCTCGTCCTTGTAGTCGTTTTGACGGGCTTCTAACAATTTTCCTTGGTAAGCTTCCTCACCTCGAGCTTGTCGTTCAGCATGCATTAACTGTGCATCAGACATAGCCATCTTCGTCTTTTGACGATTAGCATAAATCTTACCACCAGCGTTAATCGCTAATTTAATAGCACTTAACCACATACTACACCCAAGTTACAGGTTTTTGAGGTCTAGCAGCTTTGCCTTTTCTGACAGGATTTTGATTTCCTACAGCTAAATGAGACTTTCCTCTAAAACTTGTTTCTGATCTTGGATCAACAACAACTTTTGAGTCTTCTAACTTAACTTCTTTGCCGCCTTTTTTATAATTCATCATATTTTTAGCCTTTTTGTTTAGTTATACTACTTGGTTTCATGTTGGCAAGTGTTAATCTGTTCTCATTTGCCATTTCTTGCTTCTCTATGGAAGTATCAGCACGTAGTTCTGCTAATTCTTCGTTTTGTTCAAGCTTATCATCAGTCAATTCTCTGTTTTGAACTAATTTAGCTTGATCAATTTGCATTCTTTTCTCCATTTCTTGTTTTTTACGTTCATTTTCCATTGCTCTTAGGTCAACTTCTCTTGATTTTAGTTTTAATAGTGGGTCATGGTCAAATTGTGATGTAATTTTCTTTTCTTCCTTCATAAAATCTTCTGTCATCTCTGCAATCAACACTGCTTTTCGTGCTTCAACTTGTTGTCCCATCTGTTCTAACTGTTGTTGTATCTGTGGATTAGTTGCAGCTTGTTGTGCCATCTGTTGCATTTGCATTAACTGTTCTCTAAATTCTAATTGTACCTGTTCTTGTGCCATAAGAGAAATGTGTTCTAAAATATTTTTTTGTAATGCAGCCATAACCATTGGATTATTTCTAACCATGTTAGTTGACATAAAATT